CGATTAAAAATATAATCTACGTAACGGTTTACTGTTTCTGCCCAAGTCTCTCTGCGTTGCTTGTCATCTACAAATCGGGCATATCTACTAGCGGCTATATATTCTTGGTATTGATCCATGGTTTCTTATTGTTATGTGTTGATGAAAAAGGGAGGCCGCAGTTTCTACGGGCACTCCCTCGTACTACTTACTGCTCTGAAAGGAACTACTTATACTGCGAAATCTGCTGCAGCGGTTGTTGCACCGCCAAACTTCTCACCATCTTCCAACTTTTGAACGTTATTCAAACCAGCGGCAATGCCCTTAGATCCGCTTGTATCGTATGGATACAACGTGATTGAGGCACGACCATAGCAACCGCTATAAAACTCGCTGGTGTCCATAATTGGATTAAGATCTGCGTCTACAATCCCAGGGCGCTCGTTAGAGCTGGCATTAATAAAATAATGACCTACGTATGCTGGATCATCTTTTTCTACATCGCCATCACGTAAACCACCTTTAAGCAATTTAGGAATCGAGCCACCCCATACTGTTGCGTTGGCTGCCTTGGTATCCTCAAATGCTTTCTTAAAACGGGCAACTGTATCTTTATCTGATTTTGGGATCATGATAGAAACAGAATACTTTAATGTACCGTTAGGTGTTTCTGCTGGTTGAAATACGTTAGCGTAAGAGAAACGTACTTTGCCAGTAACAAACTTGGTTTTTACTGATTTTGATGCCATGGTCTTTAATTCCTTTTTAACTTTAAGATTGGACTTCAGTCGGGGCCAATCTGTCTACCCGTAAACATATTAATGCAAAAAACTACAGCTTTTTAATTTCACAATGTAAAATAATTATGCATCGTACAAAATACCTAATTCGCCCATTGCTTGTTGCATTGCTAAGGCTTTTACAAAATCTGCGCGTATGACAAATTCATCTAATACTTCGGGCTCTTCTGACACATAATCTAAAACCTCGTCAATTGAAGTTCTAAGTTGTATGACATTTTCGCGTTGTCCGCTGCCCGGTAAACATTCAAAATCTTTAATAAACTTATCTATTAGCACGTCCGGAATTTCAAAATCCGAACCATAACATTGTACCTTCATGGACACCTCTTATAGTTATTATTTTGCTACCATGACAAGCCCCACATTACCCATGGCGTAACCAAGGAACATGATGCCAGTACCTACTCCACCCTTTACAAATTGATCAATTGCTACAACAAAATACACCACACCCATTGCTGCGATTAGCCACGTACTCATGAGAAATCCTCCTTAGCACCCTCTTTGGTTCGGACTAACTTAGGCTGTCCTTCTGGGCGCTGAACCAACTCGCCTAACCAAGTAGAAACTTGTTTGTTAATTTTTTCCAACGAAGCCAACGATTTGAGCTTTGGTGGTTCCCAAATAATTTCTGGGGCTAGACCTTTCTCTACTAAAACGGTGGCCGCTAAGGCCTGATCTGAGATCTTACGGTGGGTTACTGAAGTAGAGAGCTTGAACCCTGGAGGAACAATTTCTTCTTGAACTGCACGAGTCAGCGCATAATCTTCTACATCATTTACCCAAGTGCGTAAGTTCTGTGCTTTTACTAAGACTTCACTGACTTCTTCTTCGTCAAGGAGCGCGGGCTTTTTGAATTCGAGCTTGGCGAGCTCCGTGTTGAAGTCTGAGCGGGCGCGGCACTGCGCTTTGGCTTTGCAGAACTGGCACCATTCGCCGGGGAGGAACTCGCCTGAGCCGCTCCACGCTTTCTTGGCTTTGGGTTTGACAAAGTAGTTTGCCCAGTCGACGAGCTTGATGACTGATGTGCCGTCGGTAGAGATGCTATCCAAGCGAGGCTGGTGGATCGTGTAGCTGACTTCTTTGATGTCTGGGTATTCTTCTTTGAACTTGGAGTAGGCTCCAAGCGCGTAGAGTCTGAGCTGCGTGTTGTCTTGCGCCGAGACTGGGATACCTTTTCCGAATTTAAGGTCAATGACGCGAATGGAGTACTTAGAAAGAATAACCACATCGGCTGTACCAAAGCCGTCAGGCACCCAGTCAGAAAAGTCAACGCGCTGTTCAAATAGCGGGGTATCGCCTTCACCGATTTGGCTGCGAACATATAAAACGTAATTATCGACGTTAGCCTCGAAGTCGTCATTGTAATAGGATGTTGATTTAATCTTTGCATATTCTTCTTCATATTCTTCTGTTCCAATTTGTCCGTAATAGTAGCGTAGTTTAATTTCACCAAGGGAATGGGCCATAGTGCCTTCTTGACTAAAGTCAAAGGCGCTGGGGGCTTTCTTTTGATCTGGGAGTGTTGCCTCTAATCTAGCGCTAGGTGTGCAGGATAGCCATCGTTTGGATCCTGATGCGGACAATAAGGCGTGTGCGGTCATGTTATTCTTTCAAGTCTGGTTTCTGTACATATATTAATGCAAAAAATAAGGGGTCCGAAGACCCCTTTTTGGTGTTTTTTGAAAAAATAAATACTTATTCTTTTAGGGCGGAAATTAGAGCAGCTATTTCTTTGTTAAAGTCGACCGTAACTTCCACTTTTGCATCTACTTTAGTGTCACGAGTTTCTCTGTAATCTTCAGAAAACTGGCCACGGAGGGCAATTTCTGCCACTCTGGAGTTAAATGCCTTGTTTTCAATGTTGGCAAGCATCATGTTTTCCCAGTATGCCTGTGCATGGACGGTTGCCAAATCTAATGTCTCTGCAAAAGACTCGTCTTCTTTTTTTAAACGTGCTGCAGTAGCTTTGCTGATATCAATTGCAGCAAACATTGCTTTTTGGGACGCACCCTGTTTACCCAGTTCTAAAATGATTTGAGCCATTTCTGGGGTAAAACTTTTTTTATTTGCTGGTGCTTTTTTAGCTGCCACACTTCCACCTTTTTAAAGCTGCTGCTTTACGTGTTGGTTTACCATTCTCATCTTTCATTGGGCCAGGTACGCCTGACATACGAGCACAAAATGATTTCTTACGAGGCCCACCTTCAGGCTGTGGTGCCTTTAAATGCGAGCCTGTTGCTTTATTATAAACAGCACGACCCTTGGCAGTAAGCCCAGCACCTTGCGATGCTGGTAGCTTTTCACCACGGCCGATTGCAAGCGATGGTCCTTTTTTCTTAGTTGCCATTACTTTTTCTTTGGGGGCTTAGCTGTTTTAGCAGATTGCACAAATGCGTCTGCAGTAGGTGCACCTTTGGCGCCCGGTTTTCTCATTTTTTCTCCACTGCCAGCTTTGATCCGCTCTTGCTTTCGATGAATATTTTCGTACAAACCGGGTTTAGTTGCCATAGTATTTCCTTAGAATATTACTGAAACGCCAGCCAATTTCTTGGCTACATTGGTTAGTTCTTTGGTTGTTTGACCACTGATAAAGGTGTTGATTTCAACTGCCTTGTCAATGATCTCTTCCATTGTTGGAAAAGCTGGTGCCAATTCAGCAGCTTCTTTAGTTGTTTTGTTGAGCACTTCCCATGCTGCCAAATTGGCTTCATGCTGTCTGATCATTAGATCTTTAGCAGTGTTGAAAATGGAAAAGCGTAACTCGTATGGGTTATTCATAGTAAATCTCCTGTGTGTTGTGTGTAATAGGTTTCCAAGCGTCTCACGACGAGTTGTACTCCCTATACATAATAATGCAAATTACTGCCCAAATCCGCCCTTACATATCATTTGGCATGATAATCGTCTTTTTGGGCGCGGAAGGAGGGGTTTTATTCCCATGTTCCTTACGGTACTTCAGTGCATCATTTAATATCATTTTCGTCATAGCCAAGGCTTTTTCTTGATGCTCTAACTCCATTTGCTCTGAAGTTTTCTTTGCCTTCTTTTCTACTTCGTTAATAATATCGTTCCGTATTCCTGCGTTTTTAAGTAGTTGCTTTAGATTCATTTTTCTCCGTTGCCTGTTTAACTTTTTCTAAATTGGCTTTCATCTCGTTGGCTTGTGGTGCAACCTGGCGTTGTAGCATGTCAATATGCTTGGCCCAAGTAACCACAGGTACAATGTTAGGTTGGTTAAGCATATTGATCAACTCATCCACATCCGATAGTGCGTATTCAATATTAACTACAAAATTACCAATGTTCATTTCTTTTTACCTTTTTTCTTAGGATCTAATAATCCAAATAGCTTTTCTCTTTCCGCCAATACTGCTGGGTCAGTGCAATACTGATCTAATTCAAACTTACGACAATATGTGTCCATCAAGGCTTCCATGCGCATGTCGTGAAGAATCTTAATGCCTAGTAATACATTACCCACTTCGTCTTCTGTCATTGGTCTGGGCGCGTCGCCATGATGCTTAAACAACAAATCAATATCTTCACTGGTTTGCCAAGCCAGCATAATAGCGGACTCTAAATCAATTTTAGGATTCATTTGCCACACTCCTCAAGTCGGGTCATTACTTCTTGTTTTTTGCGTCGATCAATCTCTCTTTGGATATACCAAACAGCTTTGCTTAAATCTTCAATAGCATCATTCTTTAAATCAGAACGCCATACGTATTTAATTGCGTTGCCTAAATTAAAGCTCATGTGCTCTGTGATTTGAATGCAGTCAATCCCAGATGGGTGACTGGTGTAATGCTTAGGGTTGTTTACTACGTCCTGCATGTCTCATCTCCTTAAGTTCTTTTTCCATAATCTGTAGCTCTTCAAAGCTGTCACATACCCAGATTCCCAAAATATTTTGATAGCGGCTAGTGTCGAGATCCTCCACACCAGTAATTGATTCCATAACATAATTTCCCTCTAGTCTGTGTTCTACAATGAAGTGGCTCATAGTTTTAATTCCTTTTTAATAAACTCAACGCCTTTAGCAAAGTGATACCGCCAATACTTTTCAGTGACGTTAATATCGCTGTACGAAAGACCATCTAAAAATGCTTCTAATATGAACTGCTGTTTCGGTGGTAGACTTTCTTCTATCAACCTGCGAATGTCTGCAATATCTTCAGCATCCCACGGCAACCATCCTTCAACCATTTGGGGATAACTTTCACTGGTATCATCCTTTTCAATTGGGTCAATATCTTCATCTGACAAACGAGGGGTTGTTGCGTTGATCTTATGCTGGGTTTTTTTTATCATGACTATATTAATGCAAAATTAAGGGCATCTAAAAGGGCTTCTTGTAAATTTATTTTGCCTTCTAATACTTTGACAACGTGCTGATCGATACTTTTGTTTACCACTAAATGGTGTATAATAACCGGTTTTTCTTGCCCTTGGCGGTAAATTCGTGCGTTGGCTTGAATGTAGTTTTCGCTTGACCACGGAAGATCGAACCACACCGTTTGGGCTGTGTCTCCAACGTTGCACTGTAGATTGATGCCAATTCCCCCTGACTGGGGATGGGCAAGGAGCATACGAATTTCGCCACGACGCCACGCTGCAATGTTGTCATCGTCCAGCACCACAGCCTGCGGGAATTGAAGACGTAACCGTTGAAGGCTGTGTTTGAAATGGTAGAAGACCAGTGTAGGGGAAGAGGACTCTTCCATGATCGACTCAAGGCGTTCCAGTTTAGAACGGTGTATCTCTTGCGTTGTTCCATCTTCGGCATAAATAGCGCCCGATGTAAACTGGAGGAGTTTGCCCGCCAGTGCCGCTGCTGTTGGAGCTGTGATACGTTCTTTTTTGACTTCAACGACCATGTCTTTTCTAAGTTCTTCATATTTCACCTTTATACTTTTGTCTATCTCAATTGCATGGTATAGCTTGGTACACTCGGGCAACTGAAGATAATCCTCGGCCTTTAGCGAAAAGCAAATATCTGAGATTTTTTCTTGGATCTGCAGGTCAGCGCCTAGCTTTGGTTTCCATGAGTACACTACCCTAGTATGGCGGTTCATCTGATCCGGTTCTAGGTACTTGTCCCTAAACTTAGTCAGGCTGGTTTCCAAACGCTCTCCTAAGTCCAATATACCCACCTGTGACCAGAGATCAGCTATACCTTGAGGGGTGGGTGTGCCCGTTAAAATTACGCGCCTCTGAAGGCCTTTTAAATGCTTTTTAAGCGCCTTAAAACGTTTTGTTGAAGGATCCTTAAACCGGCTAGACTCATCTATTACTAAGTTAGTGAACACTAACTTAGGTGAAACGTCTGTGAGCCACACTACGTTTTCTAAGTTAATCAAGTAAATGTCAGCCTCAGAGTTCAATGCGGCTAATCTTTGGTTAGGTGTTCCCATAATTTTTAATACGCGCAAATGGGCTAAGTGTTCCCATTTCTTGCATTCGGTATCCCACACCGTTTCAGCCACGCGTTTTGGTGCGATAATCAGCGTCTTCCCCTCGAACTGTTCGGCAATAATGGTCAAGGTCGTAGCTGTCTTCCCGAGTCCCGGCGGTAGCAGAAGTCCCAAATTCGGAATCGATCTCGCTGCTGAAATAATCTGTGTTTGGTACAGGTGCAGTTGATTTCTGTT